ATTGAGTAAGTGTTTGTATCTTTACAATAACAGGCTTTAGGCATTTGTCAAAATGTTTTTGATTTTAGACAATAATTCTTCGGCTTGTTTTTCTTCCGTTAATTCTTCTTTCAAAGATTCTTTAGGGCGTTCCATTTTATCAGCAAAATAACCCTCAATAGAAAAACCTTTTACTTTTCCTGTTTTTACAAACTCTTCCCAAACTTGTTCATTGTTTACTTTTACCGTGCCCATCCAAGTCCCTACTGGTACTTCCATTCCGTACTTTCTTGATTTGTCGTGTACCTCATCTTCAACAATCCAAGATTCAACTAAAGACAAACCGCTTAAACTGTATTGATGTTCAAGTGTACTGTTGTTTTGATTGCCTTTCATTAAATACATTTGGGAGGCTTTTAACACCGTATCGTTGGAAAAGTATATATAATATTCATCTTCTCCGTTGCGTCTATATATCGGCTTGTTAGGTATCAATAATGCTCCCATTAATACTCTACGTTCTTTTGAAACTTCTGCAAGTTTTATTTCATCACTCTTTAACGCAACAAAATCTTCTTCAATAGCGGGACTTTCCACAATTGATATTGCCTCTATTCCGTTTAATTCTTCGTTTTCGTCTAATATAAGCTCGATTATCTTCATAACTATATAACGTAATTAATTGTTAATTTTGTATTTTAAATTGAAGCACCCTCAACAATATTCCTATCCATTGATTGTGCGGTTGTAACATCGTTAGAAACTACATATGCTTTGACTGGTTGTTTTTCTGAATCTCCAATAGCCTCTGCGAGTTGATTTGTACCCGAAGCACCTACAATATTAAACGCTGGCGGTTGTGATATTGAGGGCGTGTCTGCACCACTTGGCGTTGAACCCCCAGCCGACTTACCACCAGGCGTTTTTGTTGCAGTAATCTTTTTAACATTTGCAATACCCGATACAATTGCAGCCCCTGCTGCTGCCGCCCCTAATGCTGGTCCAACAATAGGAATAGGTGCTAAAGAATTATATGAAGCGTTTGCCGATTCGTACGTTTGAATAGTGGCGTTTGCTATTGCAGCAGCCTTACCTACTGCCGATTCTTCTCCAAAGGCTTCGGCAGCTTGATTTAAAGCATTCATAGTAATCTTTAATTTCTCTTTATTTGTTAATTCAGCCCAATTTATTTCGTTGTCGGATTCATCTTTATTTAATTCATTTAAATCATTATTGTATTTTTCTTTTAATGATAACAATAATTGATTTTTTTGGTCTTGGTCAGTTATTTCTCTTTCAATTAATAACTTTTTAGCCTCATAATCTTGTTGTAATTCTAACCTTTCTATTTCTCTTTCTGACTTACCTATTAAAGCTAATTCATTTTGTAAATCTTTTTGCTCTCTTAACAATGAGTTTGCATTTGTTTGTTGCTCACTTCTAAAACCAGTTATTTGAGCCTCAATTCCAGCTTGTTCGTTGAGCGCTTCTTGGTATTCTTTTTGCAACTCAATATTATCTTTGTTTTTGTCAAGTTCTGTTTTGGCTCTTTCAACCATTAAATTAGCGTTGGCTCGCATTTGTTTTTCTTGCTCGTCAAGAACTAACGCCAAATCCTCATTTGCTTTTATCCTTTCTGCAAAACTTTTACTTTCGTCATCTCTTACTTGTCTTAATTGCTCTGCTTGTTTATCAAATTTTTCAATTAAACCTTGATTTTTAACCGCTGCGAGTTCTGCGGTTTTTGCAAGTTTGACATTTTCTTTAGCAGAGCTTATAACCTTTTTAGTGTAGTCGGTAACAGTTTTAGCTACTTTTTCATAACTATCATCAACACCTGTATAAACATCAACGACTTCTTTTCCAGCTTGCTTTATTGTATCAAATGCTTCAGAAAATTCTCCTTTAATTAATTTTCCAAACGCCTTACCTACTAAACCAAAAACCTCTAGTAATTGATTAAACCTATCAAGCAATCCAGTTTTGATTGATTCTGCAAGTTCTGTTATTCTTTCTTTTGGATTTTCAAATAAATCTTTAAAAAACCCAGTAACAGTTCCTATATTGTCCGATATGTATGTAAAGAATTGATTAAATACAATACTTAAAGATTCCATAGCAATATCAAGGGCATCTATTACCTTTTGATTTTTCATTCCGAGTTCTTGAAAAACCTCGAATGCTTTATTCAAAAGAAACAAAACTCCAACACCACTTGTTAATGCTTTTAAGCCTCTACCTATTTTTTTAACACCACCTAAAGCTCCTTTTGTTGCTTTCTCAACACCGCCCAAGCCTTTTTTAGTGTTGTCATTACCCTCTGCAACCTTTTTATTAAGTTCTACAATCTGCTCCTTTAAAGATTCAATTTCGCCTATTGCCTTATCGGTTTTAGCTTCTAAATCTATTGTTACCTTTGTCGCCATTTTATCTCTGTTTTAATTTGATTGTATGTATCTTTTAATGTTTCGGGTAATTTATATTTGCCTTGTGCAATACGAATGTTTTCCGTTTCTCCGTTTGCTATCTTTAGCATTTCTAAAATATTTTGTATCATATTACATTCAATAATTCTATATTACTTTCTCCTGTTTGTAGGTTAGTAGTAATTGAGTTAATTTTATATGTTTTTTCATTTATTGAAAATTCATCCGCCAGTGTAAAGTTTAATAATATATTTAAAGGCAAATATGCTTTTACTTTTGTCAATCTTGCTTTTGGATTGAAAACATCAGTAATATAGTTTCTGTAAAAATCAAAGAATAAACTATTAGATAATGTTTCTCCCTCCCACTCATCAATCTCCGCTTTAAAATTTAAACTAAAAATACCAGCTACGTTGTTTTCGGGTATATTTATAACCCCACTAATTGCCTGTTTGCTTTGGTAGTTATCTCCCTCTAAATTAATTGTATCAACATAACTTATAGGGAAAGTTCCTCCGATAGAACTGGGGGTTCTACTTTTGGGATAGAATAAAACTGGTTGTCCTATATAAGGGTCTTGACTTTCTCCCACACTCCAACCGTATTGAACACTTGTTAAATTATTTGTACTTTGATTGTATAGCCTTTCAAATTTAATGTGTCCGAATGGCGATTCTACATTGTATACCCCATTACCAACCATAATATTATTATCATCGACTTGGGTATATCGTTCCTCCCCCCATACGTCTGCAAATAATTGTTTATGTATTTTGGCTAAATAAGTTCCAGTATCTTTAAATCCAAACTTGACTTCTCTAAACGGTAACGCTGGTTCTACCGTTATAGTGTTTACATCTACGAATTTACTAATATCATAAGGCGTTGATTGGCTCTTTTTGTTTGCGTAGAAGTTGTCTAAAGTATCAACATATATAGTTCCGTCTGTTTCTACAAATGAGGTTAAGTTAAAGGTCTTAAAGATACCAGTTAAAAACTCCAATACAGGCATTTCGGGTATTTGGTTGTCAGTTATAAATGTAAAATTTGTCCCCGAAGCAGTATAGTTTCCTACATCAGAGGTTGAAAATCTATCCGTATAACTTACAATGGGCTTACCCTGTCTTACGTCAAAGCTAACTTTCCATTCTATATTTGTAAACACAATGTCTGTTGTGCTTAATATAACAACGTGAAATTGTCCTGTTGCATCTTCGTCAAGTTCTATTGTTAAAGAACCAGCAGTGTCACTTAAATTGATATTTTCTTGTGCGTAAAATATAGAGCCATTTCGGTATATCTGAATATCAAATAAATCACTACTTGTGCTTTCAAGTTTTAAATCAAAATCTGTACACTCTCTAAAAGACCAACCCTCAAAAGGCAGGTTTCCACTTTCTGTTTTATGCAAATAGTTATTGCTTATATAGTTAAAATCATAAGTTCCGCTTTCATTATTCCAACCGTCTACAAAAGAGGGGTTTTTTTGAAGCGTTGAACCACTTTCAACATATCCACTTTTTCTATGCAACCACATATATAAATCAAACCATCTACTGTTTGATGAATTAAAAAAATCAGTACTAAATTTTATATTACTTGCATATCCGTTTGCGATTGTATATTTGTCCTCAATAGCTTCAACTATCTTTTGCATTCTCAAAGCGTATTTTAAATCCCTCCAGGGTACACCGTGATAATTGCTATTGTTTACCCAATATAGATTACCATTACCAGTAATTGACTGGCTACTATCATAATACAATCTTGTCTTTGCGGTTAATAAAGGCGTGATAATATGATTGCTTACCTCGTATGAATCTCCTACTGTTGGGAATATATGGTCTGTTAAAACCAAATAAGTTGCTTGTCTTGAAGAAACTGTTGTAGATTGGTTTGTCGTTGTGTTATAAACTTGTGTTCCAGCTACAACGTTAGGGTCAAAACTACCATTTAACCTACCACTTGTTACAGATGAAACTGTTCCGTCATAATAAAAATTTGAAGATGCTTGTAATAAATCCCTTACTTTAGATGCTGAATACTCTTGATTGTATAAATTCAAATCAAGTTCATTTAAGGTGTCTTTTCCCAATACATCTTTGAGGTTTACAGTATTGCCAAAGAATGTAATTTTGTAAGAATAAGGCTTGTTGTTTTTTAACTCAACGGAATCAAGTTGTATTTTACCTGTAAAGTATGGTAAATAGTTTAATTCAATAGTTGCATCTTTTTTTGTTCTTGCATCAAAGCCCTCTAATATATCGTAATTATAATAATGCTTAAATATTTTGTTATTATCTTTAGAAGCTGGTACAGTAAATTGTTTACTAAATTCAGTAAATATCTTTGCAATATCCCTAACATTTTGTATTGATTGCGTAATACTTACCGATTCGTCTTTAAACAATTCGACTTGTTCTCCACCTATATATAATTGTATTTGTTGCATTTATCGAATATTGTTTATTTTGTCAAACGCATAATCAAAGTCAATAGTGTAATTAATCAATTTGTCGTTTACACTTGTTTTATATTGAAGTGATTGTGTTTTAACTGTTATAGGCAAAATGGTTTCTGTTGCATCAATGGTTTTTGTGAGCCATACTTTTTCGCTCAACAATAACTCTTTCATTACCTTGTTGTATTCCTCTGAAACAAAACCAGTATTCATTGTAATACTTTCCTTACCCTCTTTGTGAAAATCTCTATATTGATGGTTTGGTATGTCGTATGTTAAAGTCGATTGATTGAATGTATTTGATTTGTAATTTTCAGATTTTGTATTTAGGCTTTCAGTTGATTTTTTAAAGAACCAAACATCCTGTAAAGCACCATACTTATTTACAAAAGTAACTTTGTAGGGCGTATATCTACATTCATCGGTTTCATAAACATTTATTATTTCAACCCCCGAACTGTTTACCCTAACCTCATCTACATCACCAGTATAACTTGCATATACGGTTTGTTCGTATGATAACCCAGATGTCGGAGTTGAAACGGTAGAAACTATTGAGCCTTGATAGTAAAAAACAACACTTGTAACATCTTCTGAATATACTGGTATTCTTAATTCTTCTCCCGATAAATGGTATATGTCTGTATTTGATTGTAGTAGTGTTCTACTTAATTGTGCATTTGCCCCATCTTCAAAGTATGAATATCCATCAAAGGCAATAAGGTCTGGAGGCGTAATCTCATCAAAATAAGATTGTAAACAAGAGGAAGCTACAAATGTTCCACCGTCAGCAAGTATTCTAGCTTCATATCTATCTGCTGGGTTGGTTGCACCAATAGGAACGTCAGAAGAATCGTACTCTACAATGTCAGCTTCAACCCATACGTTTTGACCTACATAATCTTGTAAACCCACCCCAAAGGTTGTATCTAAATAGTCCCTTACCAATTCAGATATTTCAAACACAATATAGTCGTTTGTGCTTATTACGTCTTTTCTAATAGTGTATTTAGGGCTTCCTTTGTCGTATCCATAAATTCCAGTATATACATATAATTCCATTATAGCATAACTCAAACTTGAATCTTCTACTTTTATATAATATGGACTTCGTGCGTTTAATTTTGTCATTATGTTGTTGTTTCTAAAAATTGTTCTAAATCAAGGGCAAACTTTTCTACAAGTTCATCGGGTAATCTGTCAAATGCTTTCTCAAATGGTTTGGTAAAAAATAAACTTGGCTTGATTCCTTTTTCAAATACGCTATTTGCTAATATGTATCCAAGTGTTTTATAACTACCTTTTTTAAACCTACCTTTTTCATCTCTTAATCGTATTCCTTTTGCTTTAGCCCACTTGCTAAATACTTCGGCAGGAGGTCGTTTGTTTGTGTATGAATATATCGTGTTATATTTGCGTTTAGTTCCACTTACCCCCTTGTCTTGGAACTCTCCATAGTCCAACATATAAAACTCCAAAGAAAAGCTATTAGGATGCGTTTTAAGGTCATACCCCAACGAACCGTATAGGTCGCTTGTAACATTCTTCTTTCCCTTTGTTAAATTCGTTCTTGATTGTTGTATAACGTATTTAGCAAAGTTATTAAGGGCTTTATTTGTTTCTTTTAATGTCATTAGCAAATAAGTATATCGTTTGCAATTAATACATCAAACGAAGCAGCCCAACCAGCTACTTGATTTTCAAACCTATCATAAAAAGGTTCACAACTTGGATTTCCGTCTATTTGATATAAATCAAAGTGCAATGTACCACCCCTTAAAACTTGAAATAGCTTATTAAGTACCGCTAATTGTGTGTTAAGTATATCTTGTTCGTTGTTGTTTCCTACAAATATATCGGTAGTAGGGTCTTTAGATACATCTACAATATCCATTGCTAGTATTGACATATTGAAACGCCATACACCATCCTCTTGGGTTGCGTTGTTTATGATTAAGTGTGATAATGGAAATATAGTTTGTTTTGACAAATCTACATCTGTAATATCTCCAGTTGTTACCGTGTTTACATTCTCATCCAATAATAGTTGGTCTTTTATCTTTTGTGTAATTTGATAAAAACCTCTTACTCCCTGTTGGCTCATTTGAACTTGCTTTTAATTTGTTTCGATTCTAATTCGTTTTTTTCTTTCATAAATGCTAACATCATAAAACAATTATGCATTCCTAGTTTAGTGATATTTTCAAATCTTGTAATATCTCCTTTAGCGAGTGCGTAAATTGATTGATACCAACCCCATTTTGTTGAGAATTGAGATACTCGGTCAAGGCTTCCTCCTCCGTTGTTTCCAAATAGTTCATCATAGCTCTCGACAATTCTATCCCTAAATTGTAAAAAAAAACAATGGAACTTAAAACGGCATCTAGAGGCATATCCTTCATATCCTCGAATCCCTTACCATCATAGTCCTTTATATTGTATCTGTTACCACTTTTGTTTTTAATAGGTCTATATAATACCGCCATAGCTCTATGCATATTATCCCAATCGCTTAAATATGTGTCAAGGTCTATATACTCCCCCAAACTCATATCATCTAAATCGGGAATAAACCCATATTCAACACCGTTCATTTTAAAGCGTTGTACAAGTTGAGGTATATTCTCAAACATTTCAGTTAAGATGTTTGTAATTAAAGCCACATCGTTAACCCTCATCTTTAATACTTCGGGTAACTTAATACCACAAAATATTTCAATCATTTTGGAAGTTAAAAACTTCTCATCTGTATTGTTCTCTTGTATCTTTAGAAACCTTTGATATTGGTCTAAAGTAATTTCGCTTAAATCGTTTGGTATGATAACTTCAATCTTCATACTTATATAACGTATTTTAAACGCAATTTTTGAAACAAAAAAAAGGTAGCCAATTACGACTACCTCTTCAAACTCAATTAACAATTAACTATAATGAAAAAACTCTTATATACTATCTATTAAACCTGCAAACAATAAAAACGTTTGTACTAATAAAAATGCTACTGCATAAAAACTGGCTAACCAGTAAATGTTGTTTTTGTCTTTCTTTAAAAATTTCCGTATCATATCTTAACTATTTTCTGTTTCAAATTTCTTGGTAATTCTTTCATCTATATCACAAATAGCTTCTTGGCTCAAAACATTATATATACAAACCCCATTTAACCTTACAGAATATATTTCAGAAAATGAACCGATTCCACCATATCCTCCCAAATCTAAATCGTACATTTCATACTCTTCAGCTTCGTTGTATATAAAGTCAACCTCAACTTCTGCATCTTCGTATTTCTCTAATTGTATAAACATTGTTTCCATTTGTTCTGTTTTAAATTGTTATTTGAATTACAAATATACATCTTTTTTTTAATTAACAAAACTTTTGATAACTTTTTTTTGAAAAGGATAGAATCCCCCCAAGTCCTCTATACTTTATAAATGCTTTTTTTGGTTTTGATATATGTGTAGATTTTAATATATATCTGCATTTCTAAATATATAACGTATAAAAAATGACAATATACAAAATATACAATACTATTTTCTTATAGTAAACAAACCTACTATAAGTTTTTCTTATCTTGCCTTGAAATAAGCCAATGCAACCTCGTAGGCTTTTGATAGTTTTAAGAACTGGCTCGGAGTATTAGGTTCGCTTATTCGTATATTAAAACCTTTTGTGACTTTAATATAGTGTTGAACTAAATGTATCATATCCTGGTTTGTCATCGTATTGCGTAACGTCCTCTATTGGGGTTTTGTAGTTGATAGCTTACTGCGTATCTAATCGCATCTATAATATGGTTAAATTTATCTACTGGCGTGTTTGATTTCTTTTCAAGCCAGCTATAATTGTTTAACTCTTTGATGAGGTTTATACTATCTTCGCTTACAATCAAATCATAATCTTGTAATAAGCTAATTCCGTACGTTATACTTCCTTGTCCTTTTATAGCACCAGTGAGGTTGCATCCTTTTCCTTTCAATTCGTTTATCAATCTTGGCTCTGCCGAATCGCCTATAATTAAATTAGAACGTGCGTGTTTTAAATTTAGTTGCGCTATTTCGCTTGTTGTAAGGCTAGGTAAGTAAAAGCATTCCTTTAGATATATAACCTTATTAGAAACGTCTATATTGGTTTGTACGAGTGTTGTAGGGTCTGAACTGAATCCATAATCTTGACCGTAAACAGAAACACCTACTTCTTTGAACTCGCCTATCTTCCAATTGCTAAATATAACACCCTCAGCTTTATTTAACCAACCACCTAAAATTTGATGTTGATACTTGTTCGGTCTTCGTTGTTTAATCGTTTCTATTTGTTGCAAAAAACTTTCCGATAGGTTTTCCTTATTATCTTCATAAGTCGTGTGTATGTAAGTTATATTGCCTTTAGTTGTATTGCTTCCCTCCTGGATACCTTTTGATTCAAAGAACCTATTATATATCCAATGCTCTTTTGTAGTTGGGTTTAATATAAGAATAACCCTATTTTGTTTGAGCATATTCCTAACAGACAAATCTATTTTATCAAATGTATCTTCGTTTGTTAGTTCTTCGGCTTCATCTAAAACAAACGTTGTAACGCCTTGTAATGACTTTAAATTGGCTGTTTGGTCACCGCTTGATGTCTTGATACCTTTAAATATTATCTTGCTTCCTGTACGCTTATTTACAATCTCATCTTTAGTAATATGGAAATCGCCAAAGATATTAAGCAATTCTAACTTTTCAATAAATTCGGGTATAATAGAAACGTATGCAGAAGTAAGCGTATAACGAGTAAATAATATAACGTGTCCCGCTTCGTATGTAAGCAAAACAAGTAATAAGGTTAATGTAAAAGATTTCCCCGAACCACGTCCACCAGTGACAATAAAATAACGGCTATCAGATTCAGTAATTGGAGAATACTTTTTGTGTATCTCTATCATTTGAATTTAATCAAATCTTTGAAGTTTATATTTAAACCCTCGCTTGAATTTATATCAACCGATTCTTTTGGCTTACCGTATCTATAATTAAAGTATAAAGTCATAGCACGTTGGTCACCCTCTTTGATTTTCTTACCTAACATTTTTATAACCTCATCGCTATCAATCAAGTTGTCTAGTTTCTCAATTAATTTAGATTCATCAGCTTTTTTAGGTCGTCCTGCCCCTTGTCTTGCTCCACCGTTATTCTTACGTTTATCCATAATAGAAAAAATATTGTTTATTCAATCTACTTATATAACGTAATTATTTAGCGTTTTTGTACTGGTATCTTTCTTGTAGTGCGTTTATTTCGTCTAAATAGTGATTGACTAGTTTTTGATTGCCCTCTAATCTTCTTCTTTCTAACTCTCCTAAATAATAGTTGAGTACCTTTTTGTAATATACTGCGTTCATATTAAAATAATCTTATTTGTTGTTTGTGTTGTTCTATTCTTTTCATAGCATCGTTAAAATAGTCTTTGTCTAATTCACAGGCGGTAAGGTCAAACCCTAAATTATGACAAGCTATTGCTATTGAGCCACTACCTAAATGGGTATCTAAAATCTTATCCCCCTCTTTAGCATAATTCATTAAAAGCCACTCGTAAAGCTTAACAGGTTTTTGTGTTGGGTGTATTTTATTTTGTCCTGTTTCCCATTTTGCAGCACTACCACACCAATGTATCTTGGCAATTCTTACAGGTGTGTCAAAACTTGTATATGCTAACTCTGCATCAGCAAACAAACTCTTTCCGTTGTTTTTATCCCAAACAATCCAACAAGCATTATTCTTTTGTATTTCTGTTACAAAATAATTTGCGCCCCATATAATTTGATTTTTAGATACTCTAAATAATTCATTGTAGTATTGTTTATTGGGTGTTTCATTATCCCAATCTTTACTTTTATGTTTAACACCACCTGTGATAGAATTAATTTTATTGCCCATATCAATCCCATAAGGGGGGTCTACAATAGCTAAATCAAAGTGATTATCTTCATACCTAGCCATTAGTTCCATATTACATTCGTTTGTTATATTCATTGTATCTTGTTTAAAATGTATTTCAATACTTCTATTTCTTGTTTGTGATGCTCTATAAGTGAATCGTATTGTTCTTCTGTTATAAAGCCTATTCCGTTTTGTTTGTCGCTCTCTATTTGTCGCAGGTCTATCTTACGCATTGTAAGTAGTGCGTCTATTTTGTTTATCGCTCTTTGTTTCATTATCCAAATATTATTGCATAGATTCCGTAAATTGTAAGTCCTATATAAAACAATAGAACAGAAGCACTTATTACCGTTAAAGATATTCCAATTATTTTATCAATTAGTTTCCTCATATTTTATCTCTTTTATTATGTCTTTAAATAGTTTCTTTTCCTCTGTACTAAATGTACAATAGTTCATCTTCCTCAACATAAACTTTAGTTGTAGTATCTCAAACTTTGTTCTTGTCATTTTGTTATCTTAAGGTAAATAAATCTAGTAACCAATATAAGATATATAATACCTACCATTGGACTGTCTATAAACATAGCTACATCTCTAACTGTTTCCGTATATCCAAACACCAGGACAAGCCAAATGCCTATTGCAAATGTTACTAATAAATGGGTTATCTTTGCCAATACAAATGCTAATAACCCTGCCCAAAATCCTTTCTTTAATCCTTTACTCATCTTTTCTATCTTTTTATCTATTACTTTTATTTCGTTTTCTCTTACTATCATTTAAAATAATTCTGTTTGTTTTACGTTTTGTTTGTTTACTATTCCTAACGCAGTTTCAAAGATTGTTTTACCTACTTCATAATCTACGAGGTTTCTTGCTATTTTATCTTTTCTTTGTTTTCCTTTGTATTTATAAAAATCGTAATCGTGAAACTTACATAGATTTTTTACCTCTTCAATTCCTGTACATAATTGTATTTTTCTTTCGCCAACATTAATAGGTAGCTTAAAATTACACCAATATAAGTGCCTACCTCTTTTTTGTGCGTATATAAGCGGTTCGTAATAAGGTATAACATTTTCTACTACGTATTTACCTTTAAAGTGGTAATCTAGTAGTAAAATTTCTTGGTATAGCTTCATATCTGGGTATATAGGGCTTTTACCATTTGCGCCTATAGACCAAAATCTAGCCCTACTATGTGTAGGACAGGGAGGGCTAGACCATATAAAGTCGTAATCTTTATAGTGGTCTAATAGATATTGATGTGCATCTGCTACAATCACTTTATCGTTAGGAAAACGTTCTTGATATAGTTTAGCAAGTTCTTCATCCCATTCAACCGCAGTTACTTCTATATCTTCTTTAACTTCGTTCCACTTGTAGCGGTTTCCACCTAAACAAGCATATAAATTTAATATTTTCATTAGTACGCATCTACTGAATTAAACCCCCCGATAATTTCGCATTTATCTTCATACTTCCAGTTCCAGCCCTTAATCATCAATTCAATGCGCTCCATTGCTTCCGATTGTCTTTCTTTAGGTATTTGACTAACTAACTTATGAAGTGGCGTTACATCGTTGCTTTTACGCTTTAGTTGGTATGTTAGGTTGTCTATTTCTTTGTGTAACTTTCTTATAATCGATATTTGTTGAACCGCAGTTTTTATTTCTACTTTAGGCATTGACTTGATAGGAAACATATCATTGATTTTATCAAGGTCTTTATTTGCCCTGCAATACATATCGTATTCTTTTAATGAGTGTAGTATTGTTGCGTGATTGATTGTTTTTCCGTTTTGTTCGCAAATCTCTTGGATTCCCCTTAATGTTAATCTGTGTTTGTGCTTTAGTATGTGGAAGAACACCGCCCTCAATTCAACGTACTCCCTACGTCTTGTGTTTTTGAATATGTTTAAACCAGTTAATTCTTTTAATTTATCAGCTACTTCTTGTGGATTCATAATTTTAATTTGTTCTTAATTTTAATAAATGATAGCACTCTGTATATTTTTGTCGTGCCTTTTGTTTGTATTCTTGTCTAAATAATTCGTATAGCTTTTTAGTGTATTGGTATTTTGTTGTGCAACCTTCAAAATATTTTTCAGCAAACCTCTTTCCTTTTCCTTTGAAGTAGTTTACATTATCAGCGGTATCTCCTACAATCATTTGTTCATAAAAATTGTACATCGCTTCATCTTCTGAAATGTCTAATATCGTTTGATGCTTATAATGATAGTTGTACATTAAACAAGGGAATTGTTTGTAATCTTTGTCTATTGATACTATCATAACATTATCCCTACCAATTTCTTTGCTTAAATTATACCAGTAACGAGCAACAAGGTCGTCTGTTTCAATTCCCATTCCCCAAATAGATTCGTATTGTTCTTTTACGTAATCGTGTACATCGTGTAGTAATGGTGGTAGTTCTTGTTTTTTTCTGTTAGCTTTATATACTGGCGTTATTAGTTTTCTAAAATTTCCCTTTGAACCGCTAAATGTTAGCACCTTTTCAATGTTGTATTTTTCTTCAAGGTCATTTACTATCTTCATAAACTGCTCATCAAATTTTGCAATGGCATCGTCTAAATCTGTATAGTAAGGATAATCGTCTTTGTTCTCTCTTTTTCTGTAACAACTGGCAAACACCAAAGAATCTGCATCTACTAATAATATCATAACTTTTCTAATTTTTGCGCTCGTTTAATTGCTCTCCATTTATCCGACCTTAATTCGCTTACTACTCGGTCAAATGCTTTGCGTTCGTTTTGTAAGTTAGCAACATATACAGAAATCCCTAGTATTGCGTTTGATAGCTTTATAAGTTCTTCGTTTTCGCTTTGCTTTCTCCACTTCTGAATAATCTCTAAAGATTCTGTTACGTCAGCGTGGTATTGTAGTTCTGAATAATTTCTCATTTGTTCCGTTTTGAATTACAAATATAAACAATTTTGTTAATAATCAAAAAAATATATTATAAATATTATACCAAATCATCATCGTAACTATTCCGACTACTATCCAGGTTATTTTACGCATAGCAATAATATTTCTGTTGTTAGGAAGATTCATTTTCTATTTCCTTTTGTAAATTAGCTAACGCTCTCCAGGCTACTTTGGTAGAGTGTCGAACTCCGTCCGTATCTATTGTTCCAGCTTCTAGTAAATGTCTTGCAAGTGCATCTAATTCATCCCCACTCTTTGACCTATCCCAAGCCAAAGGCAACATAGGGTTGTGTTGTTGTTGCCCTACATAAGAACATTTAGCAACTTCTCGTATCGCATCGGGGAAATACTTTAACACCCCCGAATAAACTGGTATCTTCTTTCTATCGCTCATCTCTAAATATAACAGAACAAACTGCTAATCTTTGTTTAACGTTAGGGTATTCTTTTACCATAACGTCATCAGTTATACATCTTTGAATAAACTCATTTTGTTTCTCCGTCTTTAATGGCTTCGGTAATGGCATCTTTTATTGGTTTTAATGATTCAACTTCTTTTTTTATTTCAGCAATTACTTTGCTTTGGTCGTTTAACCTTGTGAACAATTGTATAAGTACATCTTGCATTTGCTTCATCTCTTGGCGCAAGGTATATTTTTTTGTTTTCATTTGTTTAGGTTTATAAGTGTTGCTTGGTTTTCTTCCAATAAGTAAACTGGCTTCATTAGTTTCTTTTTAGTCCAAAGGGTTGTATCGGGACAATACAAATCTTTTGATTTTGGTAGTTTTATTGTGTTTAACCAATATAAATAGTTTCCTTTTGTATCATTCACAAAATACAGTTTAACTACATTGTCGGGAAGTTCCATAAGTTTGTCGTATTTATACTTTTCAAGCATTTTATCTTTGTAGTATTTTTTACGAAACTTCATCTCAATTACACAATCTTCGCCTTTAGGGGTTTTGCCTTTAGCATCGTAATGGTCGTAACCACCTCCGCACCATTCTAAAGCCCAACCGTCAAAGTTTAAAAATGCTACAACCGTTTGCTCTAATTTGTTTACATCTTTAAAGTCCATTTGCGAATATTGTATTTAAATCATTAATCATTTTTTGCCATATCTTACCATTGCAAGTACAGGGCATTCTATAAGGCTTGTGATAGTATTGTGAATACAGGTTTGCAATCAATTCTTTTTCAGATTGTACTATTGTTGATTTGCTTGATTCCCTAAAGTCCTTCCATTTATCGTAATCAGTTTGGTTAAATTTAGCCATTTCTTTTTATTTTAAGTTCATTCCATTTTTCCCTACGCTCATCGCATCCACAATCGGGGTACAATTTTTTCCATACATAACGTATTCCTGTGTACTTTGTAAAGTAGTACACCAAATCTCCTAGTCCCATAATTTCTCTTTTAGTTTTTCGATTACTTTTCTATATGTATTGTAAAGTGAATAATAAGAAATATTTGTATCTCTTGAAAGTTCGGCAATACTTTTACCGTTATCAATTAAATCAAATATCTTCCTATCATACCAGTACATATTATTTAGTTCTTTTTTTACTTGGTCATAAACAAGGTCAAAATTGTTAATACTAAAGTCAGATTCTACGTCATTTAAAACCTCGTCCGATTCAAAATATATATTCTTTTCCTTTCTTTTAAGGTCAAGAAACAAAGTCCGTAATGTTTTAAAAACGTAAATGTGATTAATATCTCCCTCTCCAAAAGATATATCAAGTCCGTTGTTTATTTTAACTTGAATCTTTATATACATCTCCTGTACTAAATCTTCAGCGGTTTCTTTATTACAACCAAACGTACATACAATATCAACCCAATCATCGTGCTTTTTAAATATATCCTCTATTCGTCCCATATTGTAATATGAATTGCAAATAATAAAAACATTAAAGTATATTGTTCGTAATATTCATCATCGGGTACTTCGTCAATATCGGGTTCTTGTCTTGGGTTGTAATGCAGTAAGCCTACTGCCAAACCTCTTACAGGAATAAATTGTACATCTACATTGGTCATTTTTTTGGTTTTATATTAAAGGGTCATACAAATCTCCTACAACGGTAGGAAGTCCGTATTCGTTTACTTCAAAGCTAAATGTTTCAAAAGGAAATCCTCTACTTCTTTTGCATTTGACTGTTATCCATTCTTTGTTTACTGTGTTGGCTTCTAATTGTATTTGTGTTTCGCACTTTTTTTCAAGAAACGAGCCTAAATGTCCAGTGGGCTTGTCGCTTCCAAAATTACTGTGTATAACAGTTATAATGTGACACTTGTGTTTTGCGCTCCATTCCATTAACTTTTGAATAACTGCGTTTGATTCTTCAAGGTTGTTTACATCTGAAACAAGGTCGGCTATTCCGTCAATTATAACAACGCCTACCTGGTCTTTTAATTTGTTTGATATGATATGTTCAATAAACTCTATTCGTGCCTTAAAACCTATTGTACGCAATGCGTAGGTATGGTAACAACCAACATCATTGTTTGAGTTCATATCTAGCACCCTTTTAAATACACGTTGAGCGTGGAAGTGTCCTTGCTCTGTGTCAAAGTGAACTAAACATTTATCTTCTCTGTGTCCTTGTATATCTCCACCAAAGTTATTTTTGCCACTTAAATAAACCGAAGCTAATAAAGATATGAAAAAAGTTTTTTTGGTTTTGGGTGGTGCTTGTACAAAACTAAAATTACCATAAGTTCCAATTGGAATTGGTAAAAGCATATCGCCCTTTTTAGTTCTTATAAGTGTTTCGCCCATTGATATTGCTACTGGAGGATATTCTATAATTTCGCTTGTATCTACTTTGCACTCTTGTTCAATGAGTTCAAGATACATTTCTTGTTCTGTTTCTTTTTGTGTAAATAGGTCTTGCATATAAAAAATAAAAAAGGGGGCTATTAAACCCCCTTATAAATTAAAATGGTAAGTCAGCAGTTTCTTCAACCTGGTTAGTTGTTGTTTGCTCCTCTCTTTCAGCAAGTGTAACCTTACCGTCCGTCCAAACTACTTTCCCATTTCCTAGATACAACTTGGTTTTCTTTGCTTCTCTTTCCTCTTTGGTTTGAGAATCCATAATACCTACGTTGTTTCCGTAACGTGTTTCATCGTTTACTGCAATTGTTAAATTGTAATAAACTGCTCCGTCTTTTCCTTTCACAAATTTTTCTTTTGGTAATTTGTCTACTCGGATACTTGCATTAATTAGTGTACTCATTTTTATTGATTTTTAGTTAATAATGATTCTACTTCTTTACTTAATTTATATTTCTTTTTTACATCGTCTAATGCATAACCTTTTTCCAAAGCATAAATCACCTTTTCAAATTGTGGTGTGTTTTTATTTAGGAATGGTTTTTTATCGTGTGTATTCGTTGCGTCTGAATCTTGTGTGTCGTCAATAAGGAATAAATTTCCGAGCGCATATTTTTTCCCATAACTGGAGGCACTACCATATCTTTGTGGCATTTGCATACCTTTCTGCTCCATATCCACACCAACAATAGCAGTTGCACCATAAGTGTTTAATCCGTCTGTTATTAAAGCAGAAGTTTCAATAACACCGTCAGCAATTAGTTTTTCGCTAACTGTTACCGTTACACCGTACTTCACTAAAAAAGGTTTAATAGCTTCAAGAATATCTTCGGCGCTTCTAAAGTAATATTTTCCGAATGAGTTATACCTTGATTTTTTTGTCTTTAGTTCTGCTTGTATTAAAGCCAACTTTTCGTTTAATGTTTCTTTCATAGTTTTAAATAATCTTTTAATGTGTCTTGTAAAATTTCAACTTGTGCTTCTGAAAGCATTAATTGTTCTTTGATGTTTTGCAATTCTTTTTCCATTGCTTCAATCCGAGCATTTTTAAGCCTCAATAAGTCGTCTGAATGTGTCATTCTTTTTCTTTAAATTGGTTAGTAAATCCTCTGCAATTTCGTCAGAAGCTAAACACCAGTCGGAGGTTCTAACCGAGTGTCTTAATGCTTGTTGAACAATTTCAAACTGTTCGTAACTTAAATTTAATTGTATCATATTGTATTATTTTTTAACAAATATAAACAATTTTTTTAATAAAACAAAAAAAAGGGATAAAATATAATTTACCCCTCTTTTAAAACAAGACAATAATGATAACAGAACATTACAAATATAGGTTATTTGTCTAATAGTTTTACTTGGTCTTTATAGTAAGTTATTAAAGTTTCTAATTCCTTTGTTGAAAACTTTACAATCTCTTTTGCTTTTATAAATAGTTCTTCAGCAGTACCATCTCCAAAATGTTTATCTAGGTTTAAAGCAAACTTATATTGTTCTCCATACTTAAAAACATTACATCCAGAACATTGTACTTGTACGTTAGTTTCGTCCCATCTAGTAGCATAGTGTTTTCTTGATTGAAAATGTCCAGCTTGCATTCCTTTACCTTTCCAGTGTTCTACCTTACCGCAAGTAAAGCAAGTAACGTTTCCGTTTTTATCCGCATTTCTTAATCTTATATATTCAGAAAAAACTGCATCTAATTTCTTGACTACTTTACTTCTTGTCATTTATCTTGATGTTGTAGAAATAAGTTTCCAAGTTCTTTGTCAAGAGTTCTTATTGCTCTATAAATAAATCTAGATTCTTTTTTAACTTGTTCTTTTTCTGTTTTAGAAGAATCAGAACCTAAATTTGTATAGTTATTTGCATCAATTTCTAATAACCTATCTATTTTTTGTCTTATAGATATTGTTTTGTAATTAAGTATTTTATCAATTTTTGGATTCATATATTGGTTTTTAGATAATTAATAGAATAAATATATATATACATATTTAGAAATATATTTAAATACATTCTTATAAATAAGTGATACTTTATATCCCACTTACCCACCAAAGTTCGGTGTTTTTTTTTAAAAAGTCAAGTATGTTATTAACAACTTATTGACCATCTAACTCTTTTAGTTTGGAAATAGCCCACCTTTTAGCAGCTAATCCACCCCATAATAAATATGAAATAGTACCACAAGCCTTTGTATCGTTTGGGTCATAGTAGGTTTCTGCTCTTGACAAATATGATACCATCCTGGAAATCGTAGCTTTTGAAATCGGTTTGCCTTGTGCTAATTGTTGCGCTCTTATTTTTCCTACTTGTGTAGCGCATTTATTGTTTACTTTTTCGTTTAACTCTAAACCTCTTTTTGCGTTGTTGCGTACTGCTTTAGGATAATCTGAATATGATTCTAATTCTGTTGATTGACCTTTTTTGTATCTTTTATCTTTTTTTATTATTGCTTTTATTGTAGCTAATAATTGCTTTGCTTCTTCCAGTTCAATCTTTAGTAGTTCTTTCATTTCCCTTGTCCTCTATATTTTTTTTTAAATCCAGTTTGACCTTTAGATGCGTTTTTAGAATGTACGCCTTTACGTTTCTTTTTTGGTTTGTCTATTATTGCAATAGATATACTTTTCTTTGCCATTACTTTTTAATTTTTTCCCAAGTTCTACCTACAAAATAAGCACCGTAAACAGTTATAAGTAAACTTTGTATAATTGGTATATATTGTTCTTGTACTTTAAATTGCCCTATATTGCCATCAAAGAATGCAAGTATAGTAAACACACTTGTAAGGTATATAAGTACCATAGGACGGATGTTCTTACTTAAAAAACTATCAGAGTTCATATCGGCTTTCCAACGCTCTGTGACTTGCTCTTGTGCTTCGCTATCAGCTTTCTCTAATATCTCTTGTATTTTTCTTTTTGCTTCAAGACGTTCTTCATCGGTTGTGGTAAGTTTGTCTATAACAGAACCAACTTCTTTAACCACACCACCTGTAAGCCATTGTAGTATCTTATTCATAGTTTAGATATTTAGTTTTGCCATTTTCTTTGATAGCCTTTAAAACACGTCCTCTGTTTCGTTCATTGCTTACATAAGAAACGTGAATCCAATCGGGATTGTTATCTGTTCCAAACTCCCAAATGATTTGGTCAAAATCAAGGTTATCTTTTATATAGTGAAACATTTCGGCATTTGTTTTATATCCGTAAACGTCATCAATATCAATCGCTCTACCTTGACAATGTTGTGAAGTAGCTGAACCGCCAATCGCTTTGTTTAATTTTTCCGACCTAAAGAACGAAGTAACTTTAATTGCACCACCCACCCATTTACGCAAAGGCTCAAATATGTTTTCAGCAACTGCTTTCATATTGCCCAATTCATACTCAAAAGGTGTATTGTCAATTCCCAATCTTAATGCGGTAATTGAACGAGTAGCCTCTTTGTAGCTTATATGTTTGCTAATTTTTGTCATTTAGAATATACCATTTTTGTATTGTATATCCAATAGAAACTGCCAACAAAGTAAGTTTCAATATTACATCTATATCTGCGAGCGATATTGCAAATGCGCTAAAGTTAAGTCCGTATATTTTCAAGTCGCTAAAATCCATTAGAATACATTTAAACAATCAGAATAAACGAAAGTACCACCATCGGCTAATACTCTTGTTCTATAATCTGCTATTGTTGGGTTAAGTGGGCAGTTAGTTGTAAAATTCCAACCTGTACCTGTTAATGGGGCATATACATAAACTAACAAAGGCTCATCGCTTGTTATCGTAAAGGTTTCAGTACCCGAAGTCCCCGATATAATCGTTTCACTCGGTAATCCCCTTGAAGCTAATTCAGTATCTAAATCAGATTGGTAAGAGGTGTCACCCCTATATCCTGTATCTAATAGAACAACATCATCTTGAACGATAATAAATTTATCGGGAATATTACCTGTTGTCCAATCAAAATCAACAACTCCGCTTTCGCTTATATTAATTTGGTATCGTGTAGGGAAATCTTGTCCTCCAGCGTATGAGTATTCAGTACCACAAACACCTTGATATAATTGGCAATCAGCAGGAAACTCGGGAACACTCAATTTGTTGTCCTCATCTCCCCACCAAGAAGAACAATATATTTTACCCCAATTTATTGTGTTTGCCATAATTATTCATTAAAATTATATCCGCTAAAAGTGTGTACTCCGTTACCCTCTACATCTATTTCATAAGTTTTCCAACCATAAGGCGATTCGTCTAAATCATCAAACAAAACATCAACGGAATACTTATCAGATAAAACTGCTTCCTCTATTACATCAACATCTCCATCTTCTTTGACTTCAATAACCGCTTCTTTGATTGTTAAATATCCTAATTCAACAACTGCGTGTGAATGCGTTGGAACTTGTTCTCCGCTTATATCATCAATCTTAACGCCTAAACCCTCAATTTTTTCTTGGGCTTGTTCCTTTGAGTTAAATTCGTATTTTTTAAATAGCTTCATATTATAAAGTTGTTAATGTTTCTAAATCCGACTGTGAAATAACAGAATCGAAATATGTAAGTTGATGGATTCTTGCGGTTGCAGTTGGGTTATTGTCGTAATCAGCAAATGCAATTGTATCTAATGCACTAAAAGTACCTGCGGAACTGTCTGTAAGTACAAGTGTTCCATTTATGTAAATTTTAACACTGTTTAATTGATAAGATATTGCAATTTTTTGCCTTGTGTTATATGAAATAGTTTGGTCTGTATCTACATCATTTGAACCATTTACTACCATAAAAAACCTCAACGTGTTATTTGTTTTTGGAATTAATAGTAATCTGTTATTAGTTGATTGGTCGCTCAATGATAGCAATCTTCCAAAGTCATCATCGGGCGTAAATGCTTCAAAATCTAAAAATATAGTTCCTGTTGTATTGCTAAACGTAGAAGAAGTACCTGCATCATAACACTCATCTTTAGTTCTTGTAACAGTATTAACAGAAGTAGTTCTAATATATGAAGTTGCATAATCAGATTCCTCTAATTGAAGCCCCCATAAATATCCCGATACACTATTGCCTCCCGTAAGAGAGGTTTGATTACTTATGCTATTAAATCCATAATAAGCATTATAGCTTGAATTACCTCCTACTGTAAAAGTAGAAGTCACTCTATACCAACCATTCGGGTATTCGGTAATTGTGGAACTATCAATCGCACTTCCTGTACTCACTATTGTTCCGTTTTGCAAATCTGCAACAACTACTTGTACAGATGAAGGGGCATATTGTTGATGTAAAGACCATAAATAAAAATAATCACAATCATTCTTTTTAACAAAACAAGAAAGAGTATATGTATTTCCTGTTGTAAGACTTCCCATACTTTTACGAAAGTAAGTTGTTCCTGTTGAATTGTGATTAAGGCTATCTGCATTATCTGAATCAAAACCTCCATCTACTGCGGGGGAAGTAGTTGCGTTTGAAGTAATTGTAGAATTGGTTAAAGTACCTCCGTTTTGTATTGTTTCGGAATAATTAAATAAGTTAGTTGATTGTTTTTCAAGCAACAATGTAGGGCAACTTTGTACTACACCACTAATTAAAGGATAGTCGAATCTTATAGCATCATTACTTGGTTGAAAATCTATTTTACCTTGTGAATTTACAAAAGTAGCATTTGTAGAACTATATGAAGAAAAATCTCCATCTCCGTTGTCAGGCAAAACAGAATATAATTTTCCTGGACTACCTGCCTTGTATCCGCTTGGTATCTGTACTAAACTTGCTTGGTCGTATATGCTCATTTAAGTATTTTTTTAGTTTTATTATATTTTTATTTTTTGGTTTGTATCTTAAAGTACCCATCCGTTAAATGTTGCGTCTTGTGAGGGGTCTATATCATCATTACTATTCGAGTTGTATTCGGGATATTTTTCTTGATTGAAACACATAAAATCAATAAAACGTCTTGTATAGTAATCTGCAAACTCCCTTTCTTTGTTTACTAGATAATCAATTTCTTCTTTTGCAACTGTTTCGCTATTTTCAGAAGAATGTTTTAACACACCCCCATTTTTTAATTGGTAAGCTGCAAAGGGCAAATAATCAACCATAGCAAAATGAATAAGCATAGGTTGAACGTATGTATTAACCAACGTCAAATAATCGCCAGTTAAAGTGTCGTTTATAATGTCAGTACTAATTCTATTGTATAAATCAGTTCCTAAATAATTACGAACGTGTATCTCTTGGGCTATCTTAATAAACTGGATAAATTTGTCAGTATCTACGTTTCCGTCAATGATACTGTTTCTTACTAAATCCGTTCTTGATATGAATAATGCTACTGCCATTTTTTTATTTATTTACAAATCCGTTGTTAGGCATATCAGTAGGTCTTTGTGCTACTTTCTTGTCGTTTTTTTCGGGCGTAAATCCTTTCTTTTTCGCTTGGTTTACACTTACTTCCGCTTTTGGGTTTCCTACATCGGGCTTAACATCGGGGTTTTTAGCTTTGTATGTTTTACGCATCCAAAAATGGTGGCAATCTCCACCGCCCTTGTAAAACCAAATTGAATAAGTATCAGCACCATTCAATCCCCAACCTTTATTAACCGCTCTATCTCCCATTGATATAATATCTTCCTTTCGGTATATCTTTTTAGCAGCAACCATTTTCTTACAAAATTCTCTACTATTTGTTGAAGCCTTTAAAGGTGCGTATTGGTATCGTACTTTAAATTGTACGCCCTCTTTGTTTTCTCCGTCTTGTTCGCTTTTTGCGTTTGGTCTTGCAGTTCCTGTTGTAGCCAATCCAATCATTTTATCAAGTGCTTCTTCTTGGTCATAATCGACTGGTCTTTCGTCTACAAGTTCCCATTCGTCAAGGTTTTCATCTTCTCCAAGTTCTTCCAATTCCTCAAACATTTCTGTTTCTTGTTGGCTTGATAGTTTTACGCCTGTTTCTTCCTCTCTTGTTTCTTCATCTTCTACGTTTTCAAGGTCTGTAAACTCTAAAGGTTGAAGCGTTTTAAAGTACAAATTAAGGCTTATATTATTAAAAGCGAGTATTGTATCAAAGGCATCAATTAAAAGGTCTTGAAACGGACGTATAACGGTATTATCCATTAACAAAGTAGCAGTTTTTAATTCATCTGCATTGTTTCCAAGTCCGCTTGAATCTTTAATACCTAAAAGCATAGGGGAAACAACCCTGTGGGCAACCATAATCTTTTTTGTGCTTTCGTCTGAAAGGAATTGATATTGATTGTGTGCGTCCGATAATTGAACTGGCGTTATTTCCGCTTGACTATCTTTGTTATCGTTAAATGCAAGTATAAATTTACCTGCGTTTGATGAACCACTAAATTTTTGTGCAATACGTTGTTCGATTAATCTTCTATCTTCCTCACTTGGCGTTCCGTTGTTAAAGTTAATCAACATACTTGGTGCAAGTCCATTAAGGATATTGTTCAAGTGATAGTTTGATATTTCTTCTTCAAGTTCGCTATATTGCAATCCCCCTTGATAATCTACTGGGGAATAATAATAAAACCCAGCTTTGTAAGGTTTAACGTATAAAATCTCAATAGCCTCTTTACTACAACCAAATGCGGGTATTCTTAAAGGTTTATCACTAGGTTTTGCAGTAGACCAATCAGAATGATAATAGTATGCTTCAATCTTTCCGTCCTCATTGCATTTTTCTGCTCGTAGGGTTTCAACTGGCAAATGTTCTACTTGTGCAATCTTTGTTCTGTCTTTTGAGTATATTACTTGAATAGCACATTGACCCATTAATTTAAGGTCATAGGCTAATCTTCGTACTGCATCTTTTTTAAACAACGATACTGCTTGTGCGTATTGGTCTGGTTTTCTGTTTGAATCAGTTGCGTCTAATCCTTTTCCGAAAATCATTTGACTAATACCGTTGATAACCGCATTATTTGTAGGGCTACCGTTGTATCTGTCTATAAGATATTGAAAGTAGTTATTATCTGAACCATAGGCTACCCAATTTTTATTTTTATTTTCAACAATCTTTGGGCTTGTATATGTACTTAAATTAACCACCCTAACATCGGAATTGCTTTTAGGCGCATTATAGGTACGATTCTTTGCCTTTTTTATAGTTTTATTCATAATATAATATAATCGTTGTCAAATGATGTATCTGACTTATATACGTCTTTATTTACCGTATAATAGTCGTTGTTTGGTTGGCTTATTGTTTGGTCGGTGCAAAATACTTTGTCTTTATAAATTACTTCCGTTCCGTCTAATAAAGTCAAATCGTAAAACCTACCCTCAACAAGTGTGTAAGAGTTTGATATTACCAAATAATTACCGTCCGTTGTTGGCGTAACCGAATAAGAAACCTCTGTATTGGTTGAATCGTCCCTTAATTTTAAAGTTGCGTTTGATACATAACTTCTTGGGATAATTTTAACTATTTGTGCATCTGTTGATGTTGTAAGATGTTTCATATATATATAACGTAATAAATAGTCAATTTTGTACTAATATAAATGCAAAAAAAAAGCACCCTATAAAAGAGTGCCTTTTCAATCAATAAAAACTAATTAAGCAGTTGGGTCAATCTGTACCGCAGAAGCATCATCAGTGATAACCGTAGATGTTACAAAGTAAGCAGGTGCAGTTTCTTGCCCCTCAAATGTTAATGTAAATCCACTTAAATCTCCCATAGCAGCACCAGTAACGACTGTTCCACCAGTAACCTCTGCACCGTGTTCAAGTCCTACAAGGAAAAAGTTTCCGTTGTAATCTTCTACTGCAACGTGTGGTCTAGCGTGAGCCAATAGTTTCAACTCCTCTTGTGTTGCTTTGTCTAAAAATGTTAAAGTCAAATTAAGAGTTTGAGTATAGAAAGTTGTTCCGTTTTCTCTTGATGAGTTTACGGTTGTTTCAAGGCTTGAATTTCCTTTTACGTCAAATTCAAACCAGTCGGGCGTTCCCGAAAATGCGGTAATCTCTCCCGAAGCAATAGTAGCAGTACCTAAAGTTCCAAAGTCAGCAAAGTAAACGGATTTTATTCCACCTACTGCCGATTTGCAAGGTACTTTTCTACCAGTTGTTAATACACAAGCCATATTTTATAAGGTTTTAAAAAAAAAGGGTAAGTAGGCAAACAACCCACCTACCCTGTTTTATTGGTTAATTAATTATTAAGAATAAAGAACGATGTCAGCACCGATTCCGTATTGTACTCCTGCGGTAAATCGCATAACAACACGAACATTGTCAGAACCGTCAAGGTCGCCCATATCCAATACTTTTACTTCGTTGTGGTCTGAAAGTAGTCCAGTTCCAAAGAACAAGTTTGATTTTTGAGCAGCCATTGCAGTATCGTCAGCAAGTCCGTTAGCAACAAACAATTTCACACCGTCAAAAGACAATGCTCCGTTGTTCCACCATTGTGTACCTTGAGCGTTTACACCGTTAGCACCAAGACCAGCAGCACCGAATCCACCTAAAGCACGTACATAAGCACGAGCAATGTTTTGTGAAACATAGATGTAAAGGTCTTCTTTTCCGTAAAGTGAAGAAGGAATCGCATCAACGATTTTTCCAAGTTCAGCAATAACGTTTGCAGCATCAACGGTAGTTCCTACAACATCGATAACATCTCCGTCAGCAGCAGCCAAAGTGGCAAATCCGTCAAATTCTCCTGCGTTAGCATCAACTCCACTCCAAATGTTTTGCTCTGTTTTTTCAGCAACTTTTCCAGCTACGTGAGCAACTAAAAATTCGCTAAAGTTTGGGGGCAAAGAATCGAAAGCCGAATATCCCATAGATACTGCTTCCCAATCTGAATGAAATTGGCTCTTACATAGTGTAAGGTTTACTTGAAATGATTCTGGCTCGATAACTCTTTCGTTAAGTGTTACAGTTCCAGCATCTGTGTAGTCGCAAGTTGCATCGGCAATCAATCCAGTTGTAGAAACGGTTTTGATTACTTCTTTAAACTTTACGTTTGGCTTTACTTCGATTCCTCCGTTTTCGATAGTAGCACCACTTAATAGGGCAGCCGAGATATATTTCCCTGCAAATTCTCCTGCATAAGTACTTGTAATTGTTGGTTTAGGCATAATAAATTTATTTTATTGGTTTATAATTTTGTTTAATACTCTATCCATTGTAGTTTGTGGACGTTTTTGTCCGTGCAAATTCAATGTTTTTTCTTCTTGTGATTCGGGATTGTGTTTCAAAGGCTCTGAAGCTGGTGCAGACAATTCTTCTTTCAATACTTCGTCTTCTTTAACTTCTTCGCTTAAATCTTCTTTAGGTTCAAGCATAGCTTTGATTTCCTCAATCATTGACTTAACTTCTGCAAGTTCTTCTTTAGTAGCGTAGCCCATTTCTTCTTTTTCTTCTTCGGCTGCTTCTACTTCTTCTACTTCCTCAACTTCTTCCTCAACTTCTTCTTCGTCTTTGGCTTCTTCGATTGATTCAATAAGTCCCTCATCTACGACAGTTAGTTTCATTCCGTCCTCCAATTCGTACTCGCCTACTGGCAAAGCAACTTTCTCATCTTCGGTAACAATAAAAACTTCTTGTCCTGCTTCAAATGATTCTGCTTCTAAAACAGTACCATTTTCTAACTTCATTTGAGCCAAAGAAACTTCTTTAGTTTCCTCAACGCCCAAAAGTGTTTTAATTTCTTTTAGCATTTCCATTGGTTTCATAATTATATAACGTTTATTAATTTATATTTTGCATTTTTAAATATTATCTCCGCCACTAATTCTCAAAGATTTTAATGCACTAACGATTTTAGTATATTCAGATACTTTTGATTTTACCCTTGCTTTATCTACTGGCGATTTTACACCTAAATCTTTTGCGACTTCTTCTATTTTATTTGCTTCTTTTAAAGCTAACTCTAATTGTTTAGTTGCAGATTGCATCGAACCAATCAATTTTTGATAAGATACAGCTGCTACTTTTCTTTCGTTGTTAGCCTTGTCTATTCTATTGTTATAATCATCAACTAATGCAAGTTCAACCTTTTCAGAAGATAATTCCTCTTTTTTAATTTGAGCAATTTTGCTCATTACTGTTTTTTGTGTTTTCATTTATATATATGTTAAATTATTTATGCTTTCTTCTGAATGATAAACCATTCTACACCGTCAGACCAAACTTGTATTCCCTCATATTCTTTGTTTATAACATAAGGGGAAGTTGAACCGTCAATAGTTTGACTTAATATTGGCGTTAATTCTACTCTTGTAGATGCAGTAAACCCACCATTTGAAATGAAACGAATCAACCTATTTGTATTTAGAGTTGCATCGGGTAAATTTAAAGTAGCAGTTCCAGTTGCACCGTTCCAGTGTAACCTTATTAATTCAGATTCACTATAA